AAGTCCAGATTGGTGTGGAGGCGGAGAGGCGACCTCGTTAAAAGCCTGGCATTTTTTTAAAAAAGACTTGACTTTGTTATGAAAACATGGTACATTATAAGAGAATTAAGAATCAGTCATAAAGGAGAGAAAATATGGCACATATGGTAGAAACAATGGCTTACGCTGGTGAGTTGCCATGGCATGGCCTAGGAGTGAAGGTCATTGACGATTTGACACCAGAACAGATGATGCAAAAAGCAGGAGTAGATTGGGATGTTGAAAAACAAGACCTAGTTACGAAAATGGGTTCATCTGTTAAAAACAAACAGGCACTTGTTCGTTCATCTGACGGAGAAGTTCTTGACATTGTAGGTAAAGGATGGAATCCAGTTCAGAACGCAGAAGCGTTTAACTTCTTTGAAGAGTATGTTCGTGCTGGTGATATGCAGATGCACACTGCTGGTTCATTGAATGGTGGTAAGATGGTTTGGGCTCTTGCAAAGACCAACGAATCATTTGAACTTTTCAATGGTGATGTTACAGAGAACTATTTCTTGTTCTCAAATCCACATGAGTTTGGTAAGGCGATTGATATTCGTATGACACCAATTCGTGTAGTTTGCAACAACACACTTACTCTTTCACTATCACAAGATAGTAATGCAATGGTGAAAGTTAACCACCGAAAAGAGTTTGACTCTGCTGAGGTTAAAGAACAAATGGGTATTGCAAAAGAAAAAATGGAACAGTACAAGTCAATGGCTGAGTTCCTTGGTTCTAAACCCTATACTTCTGAAAATATCGTTCAGTACTTCAATGAAGTGTTCGGTTCGCCTGCAAAGGAAAAAGTAGACGGTGTTCTTCCATTTACTTCCAACAATGCGAAAATCGCTATGGAACACTTGGATACACAACCTGGCGCTAACTTTGCACAAGGTTCATTTTGGAACGCCTTCAATACTGTCACCTACATGACAGACCACATTCAAGGTCGTTCAAATGATGGACGAATGACTTCATCATGGTATGGACGAAATCGTAGGGTCAAGTTAAAGGCACTTGATAAGGCTCTGGAGTATGCAGAGGCTGCCTAAGAAATAGGGGGGATTTCTCCCCCCAAACTTTCTTGAAAAAAATGCTTGACTTTGTTCTAAGAACATGATATAAAAGTAATATAACAATGAGAGAAGGTTCTAAATTATGGAAAATGTTGTGAATATAAATGAACATAAGAAGGATGCGAATGATTATTTGATTGCTCCTTTTATGAAGAAGGTCAATAATAAGGACTTTGTTCATTCAACTGGTGTAATGAAGATTTTAACTGGTGTTACTGGACAAGGTAAGACTTATTCTACTGCAAAGGTTTTTATTCCTTTTCTTGCAAATGAAAAGAATGTTGATATCTTTGTTGTTTCAGTTCCTACTACTGAAATTTTAGACAAGGATGACTTTAAAAAGATTAATTTTAAGGTTTTGGGTGTATCAGTTGTTGATAATATTAAGGAGGCACTTCATGATGCTGAACTTGGTATGAAAGTTGTATTATTGACCACTCATCAAGCATTTGTTGTTTCTGAAAAGGGTAAGGAGTTTCATGATTACTTAAAGAACTCTGGTAAGACCTTTGCAATCTTTATTGATGAGGCTCACACTTGGTTAGTTTCTCATGTAAATAATTACAAGGATGTAAATGGTTCTTCAAATACTACTTATGAAGCGACTATGTTTAAGAATTTGGCTGCTTTGTCTTTCTATTCACCTTATATCTTTGGATTAACTGCAACTCCTAATGCAGAACAGTTTGGAAATATTAAGCCCATTGGTAATATGATATTTGAAGTTATCAATACGTTACCACCTTTAAAGGTTATGTTACCAAAAACTGCTTATTATGGTAAGGAAAAGTTCTACGACTATAATTTTTCAACTGATAAGTTTGCTATTAACTTATTGTATGAAAATGCAATCACTGAGACTTTTCTTGCACCCACTAAGATTAAGAAGACTATGATGGTTTCTGTTGGTAATTATAATGCAGCCACTGGTTATGATAAGTCTTATGTAATGCAGATTACTAAGAATGCTCTCTATGCACAATCTTTAGTCGGTGAAGACGAAATGGTGATTGCATTAATGACTGGCGAAAAGAAGGAAACTGGAGTTTATTCAGTAAATGGTTCTTTTCTGAAATTAGATGAAGATGAAATTAAGAAGAAGTTAAATGACAATGATGACCCCTTAAAGATTGTTATTGTTGTTCAGAAGGGAAAGATGGGTATGAACATCTTTACTTTGAAGACTTTGTTCTCATTCAAGCCCCAGAATAAAAAGAATTCTTATGGGTCTGCAATTACTGAATTTGCAATTCAGACTTTGGGTAGACTCGTAAGATTGAATACTGGACTTGAAAAGGACGAGTTTGCAAACAAGTATGAGTATGACCTTTCAAATTACATGAAGACATTAACTGATGAAGAAAAGAATGAAGTATTGGAGGCAAACACTATTAATATCTACTTGCCCAATACTGATATGTACAAGGAGGCAGTTTCAATATTTAAGGACAAGTATGTTTCTTCAATTCAAACTGCTAAGTTATTCTATGCAGATAACTAAAAAAGAATTTGTGTGGGGGTTGATTTTTGAAAATTAATCCCTATATAAATAATAGTGATAATGTTCAGTACAAGGCCTTCGTAGACCTTTATTGGTACATCATTGGTAAGACAATGCAGAATTTATCGGTGCGGCCCACCGACATTATCATTATCGCATATGCCATTGTGGGTATGCAAATATTAATCTTGCTTAATAAGGAGATATAAAATGACAAATTTAAGCACACTTAAAAACGCTCTTCAGGCGTTTGATTACAACCACATGACTCCCTACGCTGTAGGATTTGATAGGACGTTTGATAGATTGTTTGATTACGTTACACATCAAGCAGAGTCAACTGGTTTTCCACCTTACAACATCCAAAAGACAGAAGATTACAAATTTGTAATTGAAATGGCTGTCGCAGGCTTCGGTAAAAAAGATATTGAAGTGGAAGTTGCTGAGGGGGTTCTTACAGTTAAATCAGTGAAGGATAAAGACACTGGTGCAACTGATGAGTACACTCTTTACAAAGGTATCTCGCAGAGAAACTTTACAAGAAAGTTTACACTTGCAGATGATATCGTAGTAAACGGTGCAGAACTTAAAGATGGGATGTTAACAATCTCATTGGAGAGAATTGTACCAGAGGCGAAAAAACCTCAACTAATTGCTATCAAGTAATTGATAGAAATACTGAAGGGTGACTTGACATCACCCTTCTTTTATGTTATAGTCAAAACATTAATAATATGGAGAAATATATTATGAGTAGACCAAAAATGTCTAAAAAACAGAAGGTATTAAACCTTCTATCAAAAGGTGAAAATGTGACATGGAAAACTTTGAGAAAAAGGTTTGACCTTACATCACCAACTAAAATGATTGACACTCTAAAGAGTGAAGGTCACTGTATCTATACAAATGACACTACAAGAGGTGTTGCGTATAGACTTGGTGCTCCCTCTAGGGAAATCCTTACTGCTGGTATTGCAAAAGTACTTGGTACAAAATACGCATACTAATCTGAAATCGGAGAGGGGTTTACCCCTCTCCACAATTTATATCATGAGGTAAAATGTGAAAATCTTTGGTAAAGATAAAGAAGAAAAGCCTGTCAAAGAAGAGAGTTCAATTGACTACAAATATTCTGAAGATAGGACTCTAAAAGAACTTGCTGAATATATTGATGCAACATATAATCAGCACTATTCCCAAAACAAATTTCAAGCAACTGAATTTATTCTAGACTCTGGTCATGGAACTGGATTTACTATTGGTAATATCCTAAAATATGCACAGCGTTATGGTAAAAAAGGTAATCGCATTACATAATCATGACAAGGAGAAAAATTGATATGAAACTTAGTAATGATACTAGAGAAGTGTTGAAGAATTATTCTACAATCAATGCTAATCTATTGGTGACATCTGGTAATCAGATTGCAACAATGTCTCAAATGAAGAACATTGTATCAAAGGCAACTCTACCAGATACATTTGAAAGTGAATTCGCAATCTATGATTTGAACGAGTTCTTATCTGCAATGTCATTGTTTGAAGACCCAGAGTTAGACTTTGGTGACAATAGTGTAAAAATTTCACAAGGTGGTCAATCACTGAATTACTTTTACAGTGACCCAACTGTTGTGACTACACCAAAATCTGATATCACAATGCCTGACCCAGATGCAACCTTTACACTTAAACAAAGTGTATTCAATCAAGTATTGAAGGCTTCATCTGTTCTTGGTGTTCCAGATATGGTTCTGGATGTAGATGAAAGTGGTACAATGAATCTAAGAGTATCAGACCGAAAGAATGATACGTCAAACAGTTTTAGTGTTGAAGTTGGAGAAGGTGGTACACCAAATCAAAAGTTCTTCTTCAAGGTTGAAAACTTGAAGTTACTTTCTGGTGACTATGAAGTTAAAGTATCCTCAAAGGGTATCTCTAATTTCAAGAATGTTAATAAGGATGTTGAATACTTTATCGCACTAGAAACTGCTTGAGGATTAGTTTATGAATGAAATATTATGGGTAGAGAAGTATCGTCCACAAACGATTAAGGACGCAATACTTCCATTTGAGTTGAAACAAACATTTCAACAATTTGTAGACAATCAAAACTGTCCTAATCTATTATTGTCTGGTTCTGCTGGTTGTGGTAAAACAACTGTCGCAAAGGCAATGTTAGAGGAACTTGGTTGTACCTACATGATGATTAACGGTTCTGAGGAATCTGGTATTGATGTACTCAGAAACAAAATCAAGAACTTTGCGAGTACTGTCTCTATGGATGGTAATCGTAAGTACGTTATTCTTGACGAAGCAGATTATCTTAATCCACAATCTACACAGCCTGCGTTGCGTGGATTTATTGAAGAGTTCAGTAAGAACTGTGGATTTATTCTAACTTGTAACTTCAAGAACCGTATCATTGAACCACTTCATAGTCGTTGTTCAAGTATTGAGTTTCGTATTCCTAATGAAGAGAAACCA